TCGGTTCGAGTGTGTCGCAAAAGTACGCACCGTCGATATACAACCGCCCAATGGTGTAGGTGGGGCGCAGGGCTAACCTCCGCAGTATCAGGCGCATAGTGCCGCCTCCTTGTTCAATTTTCTTTTCATTTTTTCATTTTTCCGCGTTATGCAAATATACTACAAAAAGTGCCGTTTTCACACACCTAACAATAACTTTTCGGGTGCGAGAAATGCGTTGTTTATACGCATTTTAGGTCTTTATTTTTACCGTGCCGTTATCGTTGTAGATTTGCCCTTTCGCCGTTGCCGCCGTGGGCAAGCCCATCATCTTTATGGTCTGCCCGCTGCTGGCGTTCGTCACGGAGAAGAACGTGTCGTTATTGATCACGCTCACAAAACTGTCAGTCCCTATCGCCGTGATGGGGATGTAATCGGGACGGAACAGCATACTCGCATCGAAGAAACTGTAGTCCGTAAAATCCCCCGAGCCTCTGTTTACACTGCACTTCACAACAACTTTATAGGTAGTCCCTGCGTCGAGCTGGAAATTACACTTGGCGATGACACTCGACGCTGTTACGTTCGCGCCTGAGGAGGGTACATTCACGGAAGCAGAGGCAGAGCCTACACTCATTTTTTTATTGCCGTAAACGAGCCACATCGAGGCATATAGCGTGGCTGAGCCACCACCTGCATATCCCAACGCGGCGTAAACCTCCAAATTACCGCTGATGGTCAATGTGCTTTTGCCGTTAGTCCGCGTCGTGAACGTTCCCAGAACATGTTCTTTATTGGTAAAGGCTGCGCCACCATCGCTGTCGCCCGAATAGGTGCTGTTCGTATCGGGAAGCGGCATATAGGAAGAAACGGAACGCGGCACAATCACGATTTTGTTATTCCCATTGGTATCTTGTATGTAGATGCCAGCGTTGCTGCTGCTGCCGTCGATAACGATTTTGCCTTGGTTGGGTACATCGACGGTGATTTGTGTGCTGGAAATTTTGAACACGCCAATTTTGCCTGTGCCGTCCTTTTTGATGAGTGTGGTGATAGGCGTTGTGCCGCTGGCAGCCTTGTAGTAGTTGGCGTTGTTGGCGGCATAGAACGCCTCTTCGTATGTGCCACCGCCCCACAGCAGCACATTGTCGGCGGTGCTTGTGCCTGTCTTCTTGGTCAGTCCGCTCATCCCTGCCGTTACTGCCCCCGCGAGGTTTTTCAGCATCAGCACATTGGTCATCAACAGACCGCCCGCTATCTCGGTAGAGCCGTCGTTGAGTGCCGCTTTCAGGTAGTCGAGCGCGGCTATCTCCACCTCAACATCTTCAGGCGCAGGTGTCCAGTCCGTGGGTTTGTTGCCAAACTCAATCTTGGGATTCTTCATTCGCCAATAGGCATTTGCCGCAGGTGTATTCGTTCCTGCTATGACGAGGTATAACGAATCGGGGGTCAAACCACCGCTTGCCGCATACAAGTCTTTCACGCTTTCAAACGACCACGATACCTGCGTCCACTTTCCTGCTTCTACCGCAATATCTGCGTTGTGGTTGTAGTATTGGTCAATCGTCTCATTGCCATATTTCTGATACCGCTCAACAACTCCTATTTTGACTTTGTCTGCATACGAAGAATACAACATTGCCGAAACAGTTATTTTCCGCTCTGCCCATGCCGCGTTGGTTATCTTGTTGAACATTGTAATAAATACCGAAAACGCATTATTTGGCTTGGTTTTTATGGTAATCTGCGTGTATTCGTCTGTTTTGTTGGTAGTGTATCGATTGGTAACGCCACTCGCCCACGATATTCCCCAAACCATCCAAGTACAACTATTGCTATTCAGCAGCAAGTTTCTCCCGCCTATCTGCAAGTTATCGACAGCGGTGTCGTCGGTGTATTTGACCTTTTTGCTCCAATGGCTTGCTACATAGGTGGTGCTGTCGGCGTTGGCGGTGAGTATGTCGCCTTTCTTACCTGCGGTGTGGTCGCTGTCGGTCTGCAATATCCAAAGGTCGCCTTTCGAGTAGTTGCTCGGCTGCGTGATAAAAGTGGTGGACTTGCCGTCGGCAGTCGATTGCGCCTTACCTGCCTCCACAAGTGCTTTCACTGCGTCGCTATCGGCAATGAGGTGCCAATGCCAACCCGTAGTAGTGTCGTCATCTCCGTCGCCTTTGCACCAACGCCACGACTTGCCAGCGTCGGGGTCGTCTTCGTAGGCGTTCATATTGGTGTAGGTGTCGCCTATGTGGCGCGTCTTTTCGTCGTCGGTAGTCCAATCTTTGGCAGGGGCGTTGGTGAGTGTTGGCACGCCGTTCAAAAACCACGCTGTAACCTCTCCGTCTATTTGGCTTTGCAGACTGCCAATGCTTGTCTGCACGCCCGCTATGGCACTGTTGCGCGCCTGTTCTTCGGCAGAGATGGCTTCTTGATACTCCTCGCGCACTGCCTCTGCCTCTGCTTGTGCAGCGTCGGCGGTGCTTTGTGCTGTCGATACACCGCCTTCGAGTTCGGCAATATATTCGGCGGCGGTCTTGGTGTCGGAGGCTTTGAATTTGATATTGCCGATGATTTCTGCGCCGTTGCGTGCTACAATGCGCGGTGGGCTGCTCTGAAAGTCGATAATCAGATTGCTGCCAGCGTCCTGAATCATCTCGGTGGTGATTTTTCCGCCTGTTACAGCGGTGTAGCCGTAGGTGCGCGAAAAGGTGCGCTGGTTCTCGAACTCGCTCGCCAACACGCCTACCAACATATACATTTCGCCGTCCTGCGCTGTGGGCGTGATGAGCCAAGTGCCTTTGGCGGTGCTGCTGTCTAACACGGCATAGATGTAGTAGGGTGTGGAAGCGTCGTAACTGCTGATATTCGACTTGTAGTAGGTTGCAGCTGGCATCTCGTACAAGCCGTTGTTGCCGTTGTCGCGGTAGGGCGGCTGCGTGTGCGACAACGCCCCTGCGGTGAATTTCACGGCACTAAACGCTCCGTCGGCGGTGTTCAGTATGCTGATGGTGCTGGTAAGCCCAAACTGGTACTTTTCGTTGCCGATTAGCATCATCTCGCTGGCGAGGCTCTCTATCATCTCCGACAACTCTTTTTGGTCGCGCCAGCCACGACGGCTCAACACAATGCTGCGCTGCTCCAAGCCGTTCACGCTGTTGGTAGCGTCGGCAACCGCCAGTTTCAACGCCGCCAACGACCCAGCCTGTACTGCCGACGATAGTTTGAACGACACATCGTCGGGCGAAGCAAGCGAATAGGAAAACTCCGACACGCGCGAGATATATTGCAGGTCGCCAATCAGTTCGCTCTCGACAGCCACACGGCAGCCCATCGAAATCTCAACGCCGTTTTCGTGGAAATAGTTTGGGTCTGACTTGCACGAAAGGTCGGGGCGTGTGTCGCGGTACTCGCACACTTTGGTGTAGGCGGCTTTTGCCAACTCCAATTTTGCGGCTTCGATATAGGCTTCGGGCATAATGATATTGAACACGGCAAACTCGTCGCCCACCATCGGCACAAACGAGCCATAGGGTATCTGTGCGCTCTCGTCGTCACCGTTTGGAATAATCGTCAGACCCATCACGCCGTTGCCACCGTCGCCCTGCTGCACCTCGAACTCCATACCGTTCAACAGTCCGCTCTCGAAGATAATCGAAAGGGTTGCACCGTCGGCAATGGTGAACGGGAAATAGGGTGCAGCCAGCCCTGTGCCGCCTATCGCCTCGAACATCACTTTGTAGTACGGATTGTCGGTAGCACCACGCGTAACCACCTCCGTAACACGGTAGCGGCACTTGGGGTAAATGTCGTCGAATGTTTCGGTGGTTTCGATGCCAGTAGTAACGCCATCGACCGCAATAGCCCCTGCCGCGTCGGTGGTTATACTCACGCTTGCGCCAGCATCGTCAGTCCACGCATAGGTGGTGCTGGGGTCGAGTTTCAGCCGCTTGGCATACGACACATTCATCAGATTGCCGTTCACAGTCTGCTGCGCCACTTTGCGTGTGATATTGCGGTCGCTGCCTATCGGAAGCAACACCTGCGGCACATCGCCAAACTCGCTGCTGTATTCGGCACTGACCAGCCCACCGCTTTTGCGTGTGGTGTTATCTATCTCGTCGGAAAGCGTGATAATGTCGCCCTGCTCGCACTTCTCGAACCGCAGTGTGTAGGTGGGTACTACTCCCGACGACGGCACACACCAAAACTCCGTTTCGTAGGTTTGCGCCACCATATTGATAGCGTCGAGAATGCTCGTTCCCGAAAACGAAAAGGCTTGCAGCGTGGTGTCGTTGTAAGCACTATTGTCCGACAAACGGAACTTGCCAGCCGCAAGGCACTGCGCAAAAATGGTTTCGTGATTTCTGTATAGCGGCACACGCTCCGCATACTTGCCGATAGCGGTTATCAGCATTTCGCCGATAGTGGCAAGATTGGCGTTCACATCAAATTCGGGTTCGTCGAAAGTGCTGCCCTCTACCGTTACATAACGCTTGAACAGCGGCTTGTAGAGCATATTCAGCACCGAAAAAAAAGACAACTCGTATTGGTAGTAGCCGCCCATCGGCTGCGGCACATACAACTCTTTGACGAAAAACAGTTCAGCATCGTAGCGCACATACGAAAACGCTGGAATGGTGTAACGCTTGGCAAACTTGCAGTTGAGCGTAATTTTGTTGTCGCCGCCCAGCGTATAGGAGCGGTCGCACGAATTGGTTACAGGCAGCGTACAGAGTTCGCCACCTATCGGGTTGTAAATCGTCAGAGTTGTAATGGCACTGTTCATAAGGCTCTATTCGTGGGGTTTGGTTCTGTAAATTTTATGCTGATAGTTGCTTTTCCGCTCGCATCGAAATTGCTGTATTTGTCGAAACTCTCGTAGATGAGGCGGTACTTGCGCTGCTGCTCCGCAACCAACACCTCGTTGATGTGCGTGTATGCGCCAGTGCTGTCCTTTGCACCGTTCTGCAAAAAGTCGATGAGCGCATCAACCTTTTGCAACAGCGTGGCGAGGTTTGGCTGCCGAATGATAAACGGCAACGACACCGTGCGGTGCTTTGTCTTGCGGTTGTAGAGTACAGGAACAACACCATCGATGGCGGCGTTTTCGTTCGTTACCAACGCTTTCAACTCCGCTGGCTTGCACAGGTTGTCGAGCGTGCCTTTTATCGGTGTAAGCCCAAACTGCGTGGCGATGTTCGTGCCGTTGATAGTGATTGTCATTGCTTCGCCCTCCTATCTTTTATGTAGATACGCACTTTGTTTGGGTGGTCGGCTATCTCGGCAATGCCGTTATCGACCAAATAGACGCGGAACAGCACGCTCTTGGTTACATGCACCAGCGCACAACTGAAATTGCACACCACCAGTTCGCCTATTTCGGGAAGCGTGAAAAAGTAGTTGCACACGCATTTGCCATAGAGCCACACCACAGGCTGGTCGCGCACCTCCACCTCTTGGTCGAGATAGATGCCGTGCTTGTTGAGCGTGGGCAGGTCGTCGCCATAGTAGGTGCGCAGCCACTCCGTAGCAGGTACATAACTATGCCCCACAAAAAGGCGGTTCTCGTTCATCACGCCTATCAGCCCTGCCAAGTCGGTAGCAGCCACCGCACGGCTGTAACCGTCGTCGCAGATGTTATGCTCACGCATCAGTTGCAGCAGTGCCTCTTTGGCTTCGGGAAATCGTTTGTCTATCATAGTTTGTCGGTGTTTAGTTGTATCTGTTTCAAGCGTTTGTTCGTTTCTTCCAACAGTGCCGTGTGCGCGTTAATATCACGCAATTCCTCCAACTGGTTAGTAGCGATGCCCACCATCAGTGCCACTGTGTCTTTTATGCCTTGCGCTTGCGTGATGAGCATATTTGTGCCGTCCAACTGCAACTGCATTTTTGCGTCGATGCTTGCGCCGCTCATCTGCAAGGCGGTAAAACGCCCATTCAGTTCGTCGGCGGTGTCTTGGCTCATACTCTCGAAGCCGCCCGACGAAGCGTCGATGTCGTCGTCGGTGGTCAAGCCCATTGTTTCCATCAACTGCCGCCATTGCTCCATCTCTGCCTCTGCGCCCGCTTTGGCGTTCTCAAATTCGGATTTCATCGCCTCCATCTCGGTCTGCGTGAGGTGGGTGTCGCCACCAGCAAAAGCGTCTTGCACTTTTTGGAACACGCCCGCCAACCGCTTTTGCAGACTCAGGTTTATCTGCTGCTTTATCATGTCGGTGAACATATCGTCGAGCGCACTGTCCCAAATGTCGCGCATATCCTCCGTGCCGCTTTTGAAACCCTCGACAATGCTGTCTGCCAAATTCTCGGAAAACGATTTGAGGCTCGTTCCCGACATCTCTTCGTAGAACTTCTCCGTTGTTTCGCGCGCGGCTTCTTCGGCGTCCAACTGTGCTTGGTGCGCCTCCTGCGCTTGCTGCTCGGCATCGTCTTTCTTTTTCGAGGTGTTCGATTCCTCTTTTTTCTGCTTCGCCAACTTTTCGTTTTCGGCGGCGAGTTTTGCCTGTTTGTTGTACTCGTCTATCTGCTCCCATTGGTTTTTCCAGTAGTCGCGCCCAGTCTGCGATTTCTGCGCGGCTTGCAACTCTTTTACCCTATTTTTCGAGGTTTCTATTGCCTCGTTGTTCTTGTCGATGAGTGCCTGTGTCTGCGCCGCTTTCGAGAAGTATTTGGCAAACACATTTACCAATGCCATCACCACCTGTATGGCAGCGGAGATGATAGCCAAGATAACCGACGCTTTTTCTGCCGTTTTCACGCCCTCTGCCGCAGTTATCGAGGTGGTGCTGATAGCGGTGAGTGCCGTCTGTGTAGCGGTAACAACGGTCTGAATAACCTGCATAGCGTCCTGCCCAGCCTCGCCCATAAACTCGCCGAAATTGTCGGCAATCATATCGACAGCCTCGCCCACTACTTTCAATGCGTCAGCGGCTTTTCCGCAGTTCTCTTTGGTACTCTTGCCATACTCTTTTTGCGATGTGCCAAGCCCTTCGGTATAGTCGTTCACCACCTTTTCGGCGGCTGCCACTTTGGTCATTGCCACTGCCAACTGTTTCGGGTCGGCGTTTTTGTTGGCTTTCAGCGAGGCGAGTTCCGCTTTCAGCGCGGGCAGTTGCGCTTGCACCGTCATCAAGCCCTGATCGAGTACGCTCTGCATTATGGCGTTCAACTCCTCGCCCAACCCCTCGACATTGGTGCCAAGCGTTTCGATGCTTGCTTGCTCGGTGTCCTGCGACGCTTGCGTTTCGACAAACTGGCGCTGCTCCGCTGCCGTTGCTTCCGATATGTCGCCAGCCGCCAGTGCCGCGTCTATCTTTTTGATATTTTCGATGCGCTGCTGCTCTATCTCCACCGTGCGCTGCGCAAACTCTTCGTATTGCGCCTTACGCTGTTCAAGCACCGCCTGTTCGTCCTGCGCGCCCTGCATTGCACTCGACGATTGGGCTTGCTCTACCTTGTTGTCGTAGGTCTGATTGATAATTTGCTTCTGCTGCTCGTCGTCGCCAGCGTCTTCCAACGCCCGCTGACGGTCGATGTCGAGTTGGTCGAGTTCGATATTGAGTAGCCGCTGACGAATTTCGGCTTGCAACAGCAATTTCTCGTTGAGGTCGGTGGTGGCATCGGCTTGCTGTTTCAGTACCTCTATTTCTTGGTTCTGCTGGAACTTGTCGGTGTCGGCTGCCAAGTCTTCGTACTGTCTGCCACGCTCACGGCTCACCGCGCTGCGTTTGTCGGCTGCGCCCTGCTTGGCAATGTCGATACGGCGACTGAACTGCGAGGTGTCCGCCCCCTTTCCGTACTTTTCTTGATAGGCAGCACGCTCTTTGTTGATGGCGGCAATGGTCTGCTGCAACTCCAAGTCGATGAGTTTCATCTTGTCCTTGGTGCGGCTCTTTTGCAGGTCGAGTTGCTCCTTGTTCGCTTGCTCTGTCAAGCGTTTGATTTCGGCTTGCTTCTCACGCTCCAAGCGTATTTGATACGCTGTGCTGTCTGCCAATATCGAGTTGATTGCGTTATAAGCGTCCTCGTTCTTTTTTAGCCATTCTGCCAATGCGTTTTTGTCATCTTCGCTCAATTTTCCGTTCTTGTCTGCACGGGCTTTTATCAAATCGATAACGGCAGCCGTTTCACGCTCTACGGCGCGTGCATTCTCCAGCCGTTGGTGTAGAATTTCCTCCTCCGAAGCCCCTTCGGCTTGCATTATCTTGATGTTGTTTTCTTGCTCCGTATTCAGACGCGCCAACGCCTTTTCTTTCTTTTCCAACGAGAGGTTGAACGATTCTTGCTCTTTTTTGGCTTTCGATGTCCCAACGGCAAATGCAGCCAACGCCCCCACAACGGTAACGAGAGCCATTGCCAGCAATACATAGGGGTTGGCTTTTGCTACTATATTGAACGCTTTTTGCGCTATCGTGGCTGCTTTGGTGGCGATTGCGCCCTTTCCCTCGGCTGCCGTTTTGAGTTTCGTGGCGATTGTAGCCGCTTTTGTTTGCGCTGCATACAGCCCCTGCATCATCGCACTCGATTTCAACAGCGATTGATATACGCCCTGAATGCCAACGGTAATAGACATTGCCGATTGCAGTTTAGTCTGTATCTCCAACTGGTCTTTTTGGTTGCTCGAAAATAGAGAAGCAACGCCTAACCCTACCGAATATGCGCCCGACAACGCTTGCAGACCCTGCATTGTCGCCGCCATCGATAGCCCCGACTTTGCGCCTGCCGACAGCGTTTTGTTGAGTACCGTTTGCTGTCTTGATAGTTGGATTGTTTCGGCTTCCAATTTCTTGTAAGCCTCTGTGTTCTGCTGCCCTGCTGCCGCCATTTGCGCCAATTCCGCCTTGTTCTTGCGGATTTTTGTACCTAACGCTGGCTGCGCATTCTCCAACAGTTTCTCTATATTTTTTAATGCAGTAAATTTTTCATTCAGTTCGCTCACAGGCTTCAAAGTGGCATCTATTTCTCCGCCCAACTCGCCCAACTTATTTTTGAGCGACTGCAAATTTTTCTCTTCTTCTGCAATTTTGCTGGTAAACACGCGCACGCCCATATCGTCGCCGCTAATCTCCGCTTGCGATAGCCCAGCCTTCATCTGACTGATAGACTTTTCCGCCTTTGCGATAGCGTTCTCCGTTTTGCCGTATTCGTCGCCTAACGCCTTTTGTTTCTCACGCCATTTTTCAATTTCATTTTTTATTTCAGTTATCGATTTTTTGCATTTTGAGAGCGCGAAATAGCGGTCTATATTCAAGCCCGCTTCTTCCGCTTTTTTTACCATATCGTTGATAGACGACACAGCACCCTCTGTGTCCATCTTTACCCGCGCCTCAAAATCGAGTGTGCCATTGTCTGCCATAGCGTTTGCCTTTTTTTTACAGTCCCAACATACGGTCTATTGCCTCACGGTTGCGTGGGTCGTCGCCGCTGATTCTCTTGTCTTTGTCCGACACATAACTCGGCAACACTGCGTTGTACATCACCACATTTTGCAGCGTCATGTCGAGTACCGCTTCGGGCGGCATGTGGTAGTTCTGCGCAAACAGCCCTACTATCGCCCAGATGCTGTCGTTTTTACCACTTCCGTCTTTATCAGATTGACTTCGTTCAGGGAAGTGGTAAGCACGAAAAAATCGCGCACCTCCAACGCCATCAGCACCTCACCCAACGCCGTCGAGAGGTCGGCGGGCGAATAGGTGTCGAGTATCTTATCAGCCAACCGCCGTTTGCGCCAGCGAAAAAGCGGACTTTCCCACTTGCGTGCGCCAAGCAACATCGTGGCGAATATCTTGCCTATCGGCGTGCTGTGGCGTGCATACGAGATAATGCACGAAATCTCTTTGCCCTCTTGCACATCGGCAAGCGGCAGTTCGGCAATGGCACGGCTCGCAGCAATGAATGTGCGAATGGTAGGGCGCACCATCGTGAGCGTGTCGCCGCCAATATGAACTTTGAGCGGTGCGGCAAGAATAGCATCTGCTGACCGCCGTTGTGTCCTACGAATATCTTTTTTCTGTATCATAACGAGCGGCAGGGGCGAATCGAACACCCATCTTTGGCTTGGAGAGCCAACGCACTACCATTGTGCTACTGCCGCAGTGTGGGTCTTTCCCCACCGTCATTTGCTCGTCTTTCCGAGCCGTCATCCTACGCTTTTTTTTTTACACATCGTTGTCCGCTGTGCTGTTTGTGGTGCTTGCCACATAGCGTTCGAGCATCTTGCTGCCATCGTCGGGCACCAACGCGTCGAAAGTGTATTTCCAGCGACCGCCGTCGGCTGATTTCCAAGTGTTCAGGCACGAAACCGAACATTTTTTCATCAAATAGCCGTTGTTGGTCGTGTCTTCGGGCGTGAGCCGAATAGCGTAAGTGGTGTCAATCACGCCGTCGTTGTCCTCGATAGGCTTCGTTTCGCCTTTCTTCTCGAACAGTTCGAACGAAAGCGAGTATTTCGACTTTTTGCGGTATGTATCAACCACGCCGCCTCCCTCTTCGATGGCTTCCACCTTGTCGCCCTCTTCCGTTGCCAACTCTGTGGTGTCGGTAACAGGCTCGGGCAGCGTCGTCCAAGTCGGGTTTGCGGGTAGTGCGCCATCTACATAGGCGGCAATCTCAAGTTTGGGCTTCCCCCAGTTCACTACTGACATAATTCTCTCTCCTTTTTTTAGTTTTGTAACAACAATTTGAATTTTAGTTTTGCGCACTATGCAATGTACTTGTATTCGAGTATTATCACTACAAAGTGCTGATTGATTTCGGTATCCGTTTCGGTGTAAATTGTTTTGAACAACCCGAACTTGTAGTTGCTCTTGGCTGCTGTAAGCGTTTCGACCCATTCGGCGGCGGCTCGTTCCAGTTCGGCAGTTCGCACGCCGTCTTCGACCAGCACGCCGTTGTCGAATGCGTCAATGTCGGGTACATAGATATTGATTGTTACCACGCCAGTTTCGACATCGGAGTGTGCGCCCGTCGTAAAAATAACGATTGCATCTTCGAGGCGGCTGTCGCGCGGTCTAAACCCAGCCCTGTACACAGCACCTGAAATCATCGACGAAAGGGTGCTGGTACGGAGCAGGTTATAGACATCAGTTTGTACCTGTTTGGCTGTTAGCATTGCTGGTAAATTCTACAGTTAGTTGCTTCAACAATTTCGGAACTAAATTTCTCGCTTCGAGTTCTGCACTCGCTATCACATCAAACCCTTTGGCGGCTACATACTTGGCATAATGCATTCCTGCTACTACTATCAGCACTATGCCTTGCGGAAATTTCGATACGAGTTCTCGTGCATAATTTTGCCCGATACTCGCCCCCTCGCCGCCGCTTTTTATGCCCGAAAAATCGGACATCGTGCGGATTTGCCCATCTACAGCAACAACATATCCAATGCTGCTACGCAAATTGCCTGTTCGGTCGGTGTAACTGCCACTGGTTCGCGCCTTGTTCACGCACCGTTCGCCAACATACGAAAGTGTATTGACCAGCACGCGCTCTTGTCGAGCCACCATCTCTTCGAGATGTCGCGTAACTTTCAATTGGTCAAAATTTGCTTTGATAGGCATTATACCAAAATTTTTACCTCGCAGACGGCATCGATAGTTTCGATACTGATTACAGAAAATTCTCCCACAATGTTCTCGTTCATATCCAACAGCCGTATTTGCTCTGCCACGAATGGCTTTTTTTGTTGCTCGATGAGTATCGTGTATGTAGCCACGGTGAAACGCTCGCCGCTCTGTGTGCGCCCAAGATTGTTGTACGAGTTTGCCGTATATTGGCAGGGAATGGCGGGCTGGTATGTAACGCTGCTTGGCTTCACAGGGAAGCCAGTCGTAGGGTCGATACCGCCAGCGGTTTTCTCTTTCGCCGATATGTAGCCGTTTTGCACAATCACAGTCTTGAACCTTTATAGCCAAATCTTCCCATTTGCGCTGCTTCTGTTTCGCCGTACTCTTCGTAGATGGCGTTGGCTTGGGCGCGCATTTGCAGTTGTTGCTCGTCGCTGAATTGGTACGATTGTCCGCCTTGCGATATTTGCGGCGCAAACGACAACCACAGCAGCAGGTCGGCGCAAGCGAGGCGATAATCTTTGCCCTGCAATACAGTTACCGTGCATTCATCGTCGAGCAAAACGCCGCACCGCTGCGCAATCTCTTCCAAGGTGCGTAGCGGTGCAGGGTACGAATTGACGCTTTTCAGCGCTTCGAGCGTTGTCATAAGGCTTCAGCAATTAGGACTTGCTCGATGCGGCTTCTGTTTCCGTTGTCGGTGCGGTGTAGTCAGCGTCCAGCAGATAGATGCTGTCAGCACCATCGATAACAGGAATACACAACGCTTGACCAGAGGTGAACTCTTCCAGCGGGTCGTTGTTCGAATACTTGCTGATAAGCAAGAACGACCCAGATTTTTCGTAATTCACACCCTCTACAGGGTTGGTCTCTTCGGCAAGTGTACCATACACAAGGCGACCCACATTTTCGGCAGGAATAGCCACTACATTGGCATCGACCCATGGACGAACACTCTGCTCTGTGCCATCGTGCTTCTGCACTTTGAAAGTGCTATCAACAATGCGGAACTCTGCACCGTATTCGTCTTGCAGCGCGTCGATGAACAACTGTCTGCCAGGCACTGGCAACACGGTCGAAGCGGTGAACACGCGCCCTTGATACGAAGCCGCCAACTCTTTGCCTTGTTTCGACCTGCGGAACAGGTTGAAATACTTCTTGCTTATCATTACGATAGCAATGCTGTTGCCATCTTCGGCGGCTTTGTCGAACAGTTGCTGCACATCGTCTTGCGGCGTAGCAGTGGTGGCGTTGCCGTCCCATTTCACGCCAATGTTGTGGAACTGATTCTCCTCTTTGTAGAAATCGACACGCACGCCAGTGCCGTCGTTTTCGCTATCTTCGACGAGCATTGTGCCCGACGAAAGTGCTTGTTCGAACATCATCTCGATACGCGCGTCAGTGCCGTCGATAACGCGTGGCACATCGTTCAACACTTTGGCGGCAATGGTTGCCTCGTCTGTGCCACGAGCAATAGCCACATTCAGGTCGGAGATGTCTTTTTCGCCCTTGCGGAACTTGATAGCAATTTTCGACAATTTGCCGCTGGCGTTTGCGAGCGAGCCGCGTTTTTTCAACGGAATGGAAGCGTCCATCGCCACCACATCGGCTGCTACAATCACATTGTTGAGTTCGGTAGCACCCCAACTAAGGTCAGCGGAGTACTCTTCGGTCAGCATCGTTTTGTAGAGCAGCGTCTGTTTTTCTTTTTCGCCGTTGTATTTTTCAGTGATTTTGCCAATCACTCTTCCGAAATACTTGTCGATGTATTCGGGGAATAAAGAAACTTGCTTTGCCATTGTTTTTTACTTTTTTTGTTGTTAAACACTACGCATACAGAAATTGAATATGCGACAGCGCAGTTTTGATTGCGCTTGTGATTGGGTACGGACTTGCCGCTGCATTCACTTGCCCTGCGGTAACGATTGCAGCACGCGCATCTTTTACAGGAACACTCTTTTTCAGCACGCCCACATACGAATAACCAGTCGGCAGCGTGCCATAAGCCGCACCGCCAGTTGCCACGGGCATCGGTTTGTAATCGTCGTCTTTTGCAACGATGATGTGCCCTGCTTTGAGAACCGTAACATCGGCTGCGACATCTTCAACATTCAGCGAACGACCGCCAGGAATGTCGGCAAACGCCTTGATGACTACGATACAATCAAGCCCACTCTGAATTTCGTGAACATCACGATTGAGATTTGTTGTTGCCATTTTGTTGTTGGTTTAGAAATGAAAAAATTAGATGAGTTTGCCCACAACAGCGTCCGTTTCGGCGTCGCTGGCTGCTTTTGAGTTGCCAGCCGATGCCTTGTTGTTCGCCTTGTTTGGCTGCCCGAAGACCGCCCCTTTTGCGTTGATGTCGTTGCCTATCTGTTCCACCTCCGTTTTGACCTCCGTGAGCAGCGTCGAAAACTCCTCGTCGGTGAGCGTGTCGATATTGGTACGCTCGTAGGCTTTGCGTAGCGAAGCAGGTAGTGCAGCAATTTCAGCCGAAAGTTGCTTTCTGCGGTTGGTAGAGGCGTGCTCCGTTTCGATGTTATTCAGGCGTTCGGCAAGTGTTTTGTATTGCTCAAGGAGTGCCTTTCCCCACGCTGGTGCTTCCTCGTTGTCTGTTTTTGGTTGCTCTTTTTTGTCCAAAGGCACGCCCCCATCTTTTGCCTTTCCGTCTTTCAGTCCGTATTTCTGTTCGTAATTGCGAACAGCGGTCTGTTGCGCTTCGGTAGCACGGCTATCGCCGTAACTTTCGAGGACTTGTTGGAAAGTAACGCCATCGACTGCTGCGGTTACTTCCTCTTCTGTAGTAACAGTCTTGGCTAATTTAGTAGCCACCCTGTCGAGAATTGTTTCGCTGACCCCCACAAATTTGGCTTTCAGCGCATCTGTAAGTTCTTTTTTCATAGAAAATTGTTTTGAATTCGCTGCAAATGTACGAATAATTTCATAAATACGCAAGTTTTTCGCTCAAAATTATGAAAAAATTGCGCTTTTAACTTGTTGATTTCTTGCTAAATACGAAATTTATTGTATTTTTTACGAAAAAAGTTTGCGAAAAGTTTGCGCAGTTAAAAATAAACCTGTAATTTTGTAGCGAAATAATTAACGAAATTTTTTCATAAAAAAAACAAACACGATGAAACCAACTGCAACGACACTCAACTACACCACACGCGAAATCAATATGGACTTCAGAATCAAGGTCTATGGCATTGCCGACAACGGTTGCCGTATCAACACGCTGGTTGGCGTTTCGGGACTGATTGCGCTACTTGGCTTGGAACTCGTAAACAGGCTGCTGGAGCGTGCCTATCGCCTTGCCAACGACAAGACTGTATGCCGCCTCCGTCGTGGCTTGCAAGTAACTTTCTACAACAAATAATAATAAAAATTTAACAACTTAAAAATCAACAAATTATGAAAACAAAAGATTTTGTTTTAAACTGTTTGCGCTGTTACTCATCGGCGTGCAAATACATGGACAAACTGCAAGATGATTTCGGGGTAGAACTCGAAGAGGACGATGTGCTGGACGCACTACGCACAGTAAGCGAGAAAATAAAAATCGACCCATTTGCGCTTACGCAAACAAAGCGCAATCCCGAACTGGGTAACGCGCTCATCATGAAACTCTTTGATATTATCATCGACTGCGCCGTTGATGAATACCAAACAACATCATTCGTAAACGAGTTCGACTACGATGTAGAAGATTATTGCAGTCGAATCTATTTTAACGAAAAACAGGTGCAGAATTGGGACGAACTCTGCACCGCCATCGATGAATGGCTCGAAACAAAAAATCAAAAATAACAATTAAAAAAACTACAATTATGGAAACAACAAAATGCACATTCACTCTTGGAGAAGAGGGTAACCTGAAAATCGAGGGCGCAAAAACGCTCGAAACTTACAAGAAACTGAAATACAAAACTCACGCACCAATGGAGGGATGCTTCTTCGCTTTCAGCAACGAACGATTCAATGAGGAGTACGAGAAAATCAAACACCTGCTCGGAGAAAATGAAAAAATAGTTAGCGTGGGCAACGGAACAGGACTCTACGGAATACGAAAATATATCAATCGTTTTTTCGACTTTTACAACAACATAGAAAAACTCATTCGAGAGCAATGCGACCCACAAGAGGTCTATTACTACGAGTGGAACAACCACGAAACCTGTATCACCTACGATGATGAAGATGCCATCAAAATCATCATCGATGTTTGGGGCGCAGATGTAGCAAAAACAATCAAACGCAGATACGCCACGCAAACGGTTGACCAAATTCTGATGTACAATTCGGAGAAAAAGATTAAGGGGCTGCACTACATCAACGACGGCAACCCGACAACCCCGAGAACCGTTTGGTTTGACGAGAAAGGACTTGCCTACACAATAGTAGATGCCTGTTTGCTGCCCGTCTATCAGGCGTGCGGAAAACAATACAAAATGGGCAAAAAGTTTGCCAACTTGACGGCTTACTACGACGGCAAAAAACTCTACAAATTCCACATGGAATAATAACCAACAAACAATGGAACGAATTACTACAATAGATGATGTCAGCCAATTATACATCACGCAGCACATAAATCTCTGTGTCGGCTGCGAATTTGAACGGACGGCAAGTTGCGACGACGACAGAGTGCCGACTTGTAACAAACAACTCAAACTAAAAGCAAATTTTTAACCAACAAAAAGTTGCGCACGACACGGACAAAGTGCATTTTAGTATGAAAAACGACCAATACGACAAAAAATTACTGCACTACCGCGATGAGGTTGCCAAAGAAATGCTTGTGCATAATTTCAAAAACGGCGTTCTGTCGGAAGATGCAGTAGGCTACGCCAACAGGCTTGTCAAGCGTTTATATGGTATTGATTTGGGGTGTGATACAATAGCAAAACAATAGCAAATTAGTAACAAATCAAAACAGGAATAGGAACAGGAATAGGAATAGGAACAGGAATAGGAATAGGAATAGGAATAGGAATAGGAATAGGAGTAGGAAAAGGAGAGAAAAAAAAGAGTACTATCGTACTCCAAAAAAAAACTTGAATTACGCCGTATCTATTTCGCCTGAAAAAAAATCGAGAAAAATGAAAACTACAGAAAGTCAAAACAGCCAAATTCGGAATTGGCTACTCGCAGGAAGAAGCATTACATCGTTGGAGGCGTTAGACCGCTTCCGTTGCTTCCGACTTGCCTGCGACACCGACAAACCATCTAACCGCTGCCTATCGAGCGGCAGATGATTAGTAACGGTGAGAGCCGTTTCGCACAGTATTACCTATCGCAAGAATTTTTATCGTTTTACGCCAAAATAACCACAAAATGAAAGAACAGACTGTTTATGTGTTGGTTTCGGAGGCAACAATGCCCAACCATACAACCAAATGTAATGTTTCAGGCGTGTTTACCGACGCCCAAAGTGCGCTCGAATTTACAGAGCAAGTTATCAACGGAATGAACTACGGACTGTGCGACGAGTGTCAATACTCATTCCGCAGACTACTCCAAGACGACAGCGACAAGCCACGGCGGAATTTTGTATTTGCCTATGTGCAAACGCGCACCGACCGTTATCCAATTTTTCGTTACGAGTGCTTTTGCGAAACCGTCTTGTCGAAATGCAAGCAATAACCTCCGTAGAGCCACAGAAATGCCCCTCCTTGCGCTTTTTACTCCGAAATTGATAAATGTACCGTTGCGAAATTTTTATGCAAAATTTGGGGCGTTTCTGTGTGTTTTGCGAAATTTTTACATTCTTGTTTGCGTATATGGAGAAAAAGGCATAACTTTGCGGAGAAACTCTCGTTACCAACGAGAGTTTGTCGAGAAGCAACGAAAATTTACCAGCCAAGTAATTTACCAACTTGCGAACAATCGTTGCTCTCGCGCAAAAAATTGAGAAAAATAACGACCGATGGAAACTATTTTTTATTTTGCTAAAAAATTGTTCATATCAAAATAAATTTGTAAATTTACGACCTGATAATTACACAACGGACAAGGCTTTCTCTTTGAGATGGCGCATGAAACAAGGCGGTGGGATGCGAGTGGTTGACCAGTGATTATCTTTTTCAAAAAAAAAAAGAGATGGAGTATTACCAAAATTATATGGCAGATACGGTCATAAGGGTAGATGGCAATAGAAGATTTGCCAAGTCAATAGACCATATAGATGAGTGTGATGTGTCGAATGTTCCCAAAGAAGTTAAGTCAATTTGGGGAGGAGAAAGTTATGGCGTATTTTATATGCTTACTCCTATAACCGAACAAGAATACAACTCGTTTGGTAAGACATGGACATTTGGAGAATCTTCTACGAAGCGGGTCAGTCTTTGAAACGCGAGTAGTATTCTTCGGACTTTTTCTTTAATGCTTGTCCTTTCGCTGACAATTTTTGTTCGTCCGACAAAATTCTCCACTCTTCGTAATACTTGTGCCCAAGTCCGCCCTCGACGCCGACCTCCTTACGGATTGCGTTCCAAACATCCTCGCCGAGTATTTTTTTAGCATTTTCGGGCAATTCCTTTGCATATATCATTTTTGCGGTATTGATTTGAATTTCTGCCGCAAGTCCGTTTGTCGTTTTGATATTGACGATATTACCGACATAACCGATATATTCATCTCCACCCTGTGATTTGTAACGCAAAAATAATTCATTCTTTTTCAAACTATCTATTACGCTTGCAATTTTGTCTTGTGGCGCAATAATTGTAGTCCTGACAGCGTCTTTTAGCATCTCGGGAGTAAAATTGGCGGTTAATGGGTTTTGGCGTTCCAATAGGACTTTTCGCTTTATTGATTCGGCACTTTTATAGTTGATAGGCGTGCAGACCGCATCATATTTGCTTGCGATTTGTTCGGCGAGGCTTTGGACATCATTGCCGACATCCAACGCCTTTTCGCTCACAACGGCAATCGCTTTATCGAGCAAAATATCTTCAAGTTCAGCAAGTGCTTCCTTTGTCGGTTGTATAATCTCAATGGGAGTAGTAGTGTCGCCACTTGGGTGGTATCTGTATGGGTCATCTATGACTATTTTTGTAGTTGCTGCTTGTTCGCAGATAGCCTTGCCGAACTCTTTCAGCGTGAATTTACCGTTGTTGATAGTACCATTGTCCTGCATAAAGTACGGCAGCGAGCGGGCAGTCTTGATACGATACTCGTTGTCCTTTACCCACTTTTTGAAAACCTGCGGCACATCGCTGACACTATTCACGCTGTTTTGGGGCGGTTCTTCGCCGCGTAAGATGGCGGCGTTTTCTTCCATCAGTTCCTCTTCTGTTTTCAGTATGGTTTTGGTATGGCAGCGGCAGTGTGGATGCCAGCCAGTAAATTTGAAATCTTTTGGGTAGCGCCCACAAAGGTCGTCGCAAATGTCGTGTATGGGGTGGTTGTTCGATAGGCACACCTCTATGCCCACCACAAAATCGAGTTGCTGTATGCGCTCGTAGTCGGCTGTACGGTAGGCAATGTTCGTTTCGGTAACAGCAAGTCGGCGCGCGTTTTTGTACGATGAGCGATACACGCCCTGTCCAGGGTGAAAGTCGGCGGCGCGTTTCGACAATACAAGATTGCCGTGTTCGTCGCACACCCGACGAAACAACTTGTCGGGGTGGCGCAGGTATTGTCGCAATTCACGGCTCATCGCGTCAGCATCCAAGCCGTTGCGAATGCCGACATCAAGTCCGAGTTCCATCTCGTCTTTGAACTCGTTGGCGTATCTCCACACACGCTCCGATAGGTTCAGCCCCTTCTCCTTTCGTTCAAGAAACGCCTGCCGTGCATTGTCGTTGGTGGAGAAATACTGACGGTATTGTGCTTGTGTGAGCCGCCCGATATTGTCGGCAAATACGCGCCGTGCCAGTTCGTTGTTTTTGTTGTTTGCCAGCGTCCATTCTGCATCGATGCCGTTTATAATAGCCGTTTCTATATGCTTTGTGAGCCGCGAGAGCAACGATTGTATCTGTGCTTGGGTAAGTGGGTGGTCGTCGAAAGAAAATAGCGAGGAGGTGCTTATTTTGCCTTTTGCCGCCGACACGCCAATAGCAGCCGCCTCTTGGGCAGCCACCTTGAAAATTTGGTCAATCAACTTGGCGTATTTGGCAAGGTTGTTGATGTGTTGGCGTTCGTATGGATTATTGATGCGCGGCATCGTCTTTGGGTTTGAAATGTTTGCATTGAGGCTCGTTCAAGAAGCGGCAAAACCGTCCGTCGGTGTAGAACTTGCAGCGGCACAAGAAAGGCTTTCCGTTCCACCCTCGTTCGTGCCAATCGTACGAATGTGCGCAATCGGCGCAGGTCTGCTGTGGCTCGATTGGGCGCGGCTTGGTTGTGTAGCGTCTTGCGGTCATAGGGTCAGCCCAAAACTGTCGTTGGTACTTTCAGCCTGTATCTCTTGCAGCGTCTTGTCCACATTGGTCGATGCACCATACATCTCGATACTTTCGCGCTGGCTGATGATAGGTTTGTTGCCGTTCGCCGATAGTAGGTGGTTGATGGTGTCGCCCTCGTCGGTGATGGTGAATGGCGTGATAACATTTTCGACAGGCAGCGCATCGATGTCGTTGGCATATTGTTGCCCCATTGCAAGTTTGAGAAACGACTTGACAACATTCACTTCGCGGTCGTAGAACTCCATCAAGCGTCCTGCCTCGTCTTTTACTTTCAGTTGGCAGTCGATAAAGAGTTGTTTGCGGCTTTCGCCCGACATTGCGTTCGATTTCATCGACTCGTAACTCCAATCGGGGAGTTGCAGTTGCGTGAAGAACGATTGGCGCAATTCGGTGATATAAAATTTGAGGTTGTCGATGGCTTGCGTCCAAGTAACATAGTTTGCGGTCGAGCCTTTGGGGTATTGCATTATGGCTCGCGCTTCGGCGTTTTCGCTGGCTTCGTCGCCGTATGCAATTTGTTCGTCAGCCATCACTACAAAAAGCGGTTTACTGTTTTTGCGTAGGTAATTGCCGTTGCGGCTCATCGCCCACTCCATCTCGAACACGATGCGGCTGGTGTCCTCCCATATTGGCGTGGGTCGCCACATATAGATGGCAGGTATTTTGCCAACGGTGTAATTTTCTTGTTCGACAAGCGTCCAGCCGTTTTCTTCGTTGCTCCATTTGTAGTGCGTATCGGTAGTGTAGGTATCGAAGAAACTGACGCTCTTGCCGCCAACTTTGCGTGTGTAACCCACCGACATGGCAATCATATCACCATATTCGTCGAACAGCGGATAGAGTTCGTCGCCAAGCATCGGGCTGAAATTGCGGCAGCGGAGTTTCAGAGGTGAGTTGAAACCATACACCGTGTTGCGGGTTTCGGTGGCGTACCAAAGCGTCATCACCTCGCAGCCAGCAAACAACATTGTGCAGCGTTCGGTGTTTAGGCTGTCGATACGGTTGCATTTGTAGATTTTCTCCATTGCGGTTGCGACCTCTTTTTGACGGTCGTTTTCTGGTCGGTATATGCGCTTGACTGGTATGCCGTTACACAATTCCGACATACGCTTGACGGCGAGCCGTTGCAGGTCGTAGGTGATGCGTGTAACGCGGTCGAGCGTGCCGTCGTCTTGCACAATATCGGGGTAGAGTGCGTGGCTCATTACAGGGTGTCGGCGTGGGTCGTATTCGCGTTGAAGACCGTTGCGCCCACCCCACGCAGGGACAATCACAGACTTTTCTTTCAAGTCGGCGATGATAGATTTGCTGTTGCGCTGCTGCGCAATGATTTCGTTGATAGTCATAGTCGATATTTTTTTGATTGTTAATAGACTTGTCGCGCCAGCCGTGTGCGATTTATTGGCTTGTATGGGTTGCTGATATGGTAGTCGATAGCGTAACATAGCACATCGACAAATTCGTCGTGCGGGCGGCTTGGGAACCCGCAGACCTCTTCCTCGAACATCTCATTCCACGCTCCATCGACCAACACCACGCGTCCGCACTCGATGGTCGGTGAGGCGGCGTTCAGTCGCGTCTCTTTGCTGTCGCGCGGGCTTGGCGTTTGTGTTACATTCAATCCTGTTGTCTCTTTCAGTTGGTCGATGACCGATATGCCGTTTGCCTTGGGTTCGATACGAATGGTAGAGTGGTGGCTGTAGCCGTGTTGCTCTACATATTGCGGTAAGAAACGCAAAAGGTCGGGGAAGCGCATTAGCACTTTTTCGCCGTGCGTGATGTAGAGGTCGTTGCCTATCTTGCAGGTTGCTATGATACCAGTAGGGTCGTTATTTGCCTTGTCGGTGTAGGCAGTGTCGATAAAAAAGACGATTGGCTCGCCTCGATGTATGCGGTTGAACTCGCTTTGTGGTGTGTGCTTAAACCAACTGCGTTTTACAATGTTACCGCCAGCCACCGTTGGACGCTGTTGGTAGAGTGCGGCAAATGTGCGTGGTGAGCGGCGTTCGATGTCGAGCAGACGCTCGCAGCTGTGGCGTTCTTCCCACAAGGCTGCTCCTATCGGTCGAGGGTCTTCGTTCATTGTTGTATCTTCGCGAATAGCAGGTATATTCACCACCGTCCAACTGTCGCCCTCCGTTTCGAGCAGCCGCCCAGCAAGGTCGTCGGTGTGCCAGCGAGTTTGTATGAGAATTTGCTTCGAGTTGTTGTGCAGACGAGTGAGAAATACATCGGTGTACCAGTCCCACACGCGATTGCGGTAGGTTTCAGAATTTGCTTCGAGTGCATCTTTGATAGGGTCGTCGATAATGCCCAAGTCGGCTGGTGTGCCAGTGAGCGAACCGCCCACGCCTACTGCCTTGTAGAAGCCGCCGAAGCCGACTGTTTCAAACATATCTACATTGCGTAGCCAACTGCGCTGCGTGTCGCTTTTGACGCGTTGATTGTTGAGAAAAGTGTTTGGGAACACCTCGCTGTATTCTTGACTGTCGATGGTGCGCTGAATGGCACGGCTGAACTGTTGCGCCAAGTCGGCAGAATACGATGTACCGACGATTTTCAGCAGCGGATTTTTTCCCAACGCCCAAGCAGGAAACTTACGGCTTACAATTTCGCTTTTGCCGTGCTGGGGCGGCACGAATATCATCAATTTTTGCGTGGGCAGTTTGTCGTCGAGCAGTGCTTGGCAGTGGTCGGCGATGAGCGTGTGAAACCACTGGCGCGAGTATGTGGTTTGGGTGTAGTCGAGAAACACAGAAAAACGCCGTTGCGCCTCCCTGCGATGTAATTCACGCTCTAACTCCAATAGCCTCATACTTTCGTTGTACTCCATAGTGGTTACATACTTCTGCTTCGTCTGATGCGCTCTATTTCTTGTTGCACCTGCTCTTCAGTCATCTGTTGTGCCGATACGAGCGGCGAACCGTCTTTGCCTGTTATCTCTGTCTTGGCAGCGGCATACAAGCCGAGCAGTTTGCGCCGTTCAGCCAACTGTTGGCGTATCTCTGCCATATATGCAGGATTTCCAAGCCCTACGACATTCTCCGTTGAGTTTTCGCGTCGGACGGTCTGAATGGTATTTGGTTCGCCTCCGCCGCCATCGTCGGTTGGTACGCCAATGCGCTTGTTGTGTTCGCGCTGCCAATCTTCTTTGCTCTTGTCCCACTGTTCCCACAACTCTGCTACACAGTCGTCGATGCGTTCGAGTTCGAGTTGTAGGCGTGCATCGGTGTCTTGTATGCGTGTGGCGCGCCACTCTTTGAGCAGGTCTTGAATGTCGTTCCAAACGGTGCGCGTGCTGCAAGTGGTGTTCATTCGTGTGCGCACCTCTTGCGTAATGCGAGCAATGCTCCAACCACGCTTGTACAGGTCGGCTACGATAAGCATTCGCCCCTGTTTTATGTGATTTCGTTTTGATGTGTTGCTCATAGTGTTCTTTCTTTGTGATAAACATAGATGAGGTTGCCGTCTGCGTCCTTGACGAAATTGCCGTTGCCGTCGTCCATAGGTTGCATAACGCCCTCGAACATCTTGTAAGGCGATTGCCCTGCTTGCGGGTTGTTCCATAGCCAGCGCATATACTCTGCCATACTCATACCCCAGAACTGCGCACGCTTTTCCGAGGAGTTGGCGTTGAAGCCACTTGCCTTGCCCCAATCGTATTGGTGTAGTTGGTAGATGTCCTTGCTGATGTCCGAGAAGTGGCAGATGCCTTTCTGCTTGCATATCTGCAATGCTTCACAGAATTGTCCGTGAGAGTAGTTCCAATCAGCAGGAAGCCCACAGCAAGAGCCGTTACAGCACATCTCCTTGAAGTGAGCGTCGCTGACATAGAAACGCATACCAATCTCGTCGCACAGGTTTTTCATCTTCTTGATGAACGGTGCTTTGATTTTGCGGTTCAGTCGCAAATAACCTTGTGCCACAGAGTACTTGCGGTACAGAGCCATTAAGTCAAACCCGCACAACTCCGAGAGTTTGGGCATATACTCTTTGAGCGTCTGCGAGCGTTGCTCTACACAGAAGAACTCCGTTGATAGAGCCGTTGCGCCACGCTTGCCCGCTTCGCGTATCAAGTCGAGGTAAGTCGGTGTCGATACTCCGATGATGAACGGTCGCAAGCGCAATGTAGCACCACCAGCATCTGCTTTGGCTATTCGCTCTATAGCGTCCAGGCGTTGCAGCGGTGTAGGCACTCCACGCTCAATGACACGCGCCTTTGCTTCATCAAGCGTGATGATAGAGAACTTGACATTCCAATTCTTCTGCCCACGGAACAACTCCATATAGCGTTCGTCTTCCGTCCACCAAGTGGCTTTGGTTGAGAAGCACAGAGGGTAGTCTATCTCCTTGAAGAAACGCAGCAGTTCGAGGGTCTTGCCGAACTTTCGCTCGAAGCCGTCGAACTGGTCGGAAAGACCACCCCATTGCATTACACGACGCTGCTTGATATAGGTAGCGAACTGCCCTGCATATTGGTCGGGGTCGATGAACATCTTCTTGATTTTCTCCACATTCACAGGGTGCACTTCCTTGTGTAGGTATGCCTCTTTTGCACCGCCGATAGCACGCTGATACTGACTGAAACAGTACATACAGCCAAATGAACAGTTGCTGTAAGTGTCAAAGGTCATCGGCATAGAGCAGTCTGCTATTTCCGCAGACCAACGAGGTGATTGATAGTAAGCCATAATGTTGCTTATTGATTATCTTTTGTTTTGTTATCGTATTGTTAATTCCATTTCGTAGTCATTACCTTTGACATCGACAATCTTTGCTCCTATATGAAGCCAAAAATTTTGCGCGTCTTCAACGATTGGGGTGCGAAAGGTAAGTTTATACAAGCCGTTCGCTTTCATACGTGAGAGGAGGCGAAAAAGCACTAATTTGCCAATCCCTTGCCCTTGCCACTCCTTGCGGACGGCAATGTGTCTTGTTGCGTGCGGCAAAATAGAATGCCTTGTCTTCGTACATTTCGCTCCATACCTTGTCAGCGTTGTAGTGCAGAGCCGTGCGGAAGTAAGCGTAAGACTGCCTGCTAACAGATGAATTGCAGTTGTAGCAAATATCTCTTGCTGTCTTATCATCGTACGGTCGCCACATCATCGTTCCTCCATACCCAGAGCCTGCTGTATCATTCTCACCTCATCGTCTATTGATACTTGGGCTGTGTTTACCTGCAAGACCTTAACGCCTATCGACTGCCACTTTCGCGCTGCTATCATCGTTTGCCTTTGTCTTGTAACAATCAAGTCGAAGCGTCTTTTTCCATTGCCATACTTGCCATTAGAGCGAGCCGTGAGCCTGTTCCATATCGTTTGCGGGTCGGCATACAGGTTCACCACCAGTTGTCTTTCGGCTTTGAATAGGGCGTTTGACAGGTTCAGTCCAAAGGTGTTCATAAATGACCCCTCGCAGAGTATAGTGTCAGCGTGGCGCAGCCCCTCTGCTACCACATCGGCAAGCCTGCTGGTACAAGAACTGCCCTTGTCGTTGGTAATTCTATCAACACCGCCGTAGCGTGTATCTCCGTATCTGCCCGCAAAGCATATATTCCCCTCCACGCAATAGGTAACATCGTTGGTAATTCTATCAACACCGCCGTAGCGTGTAATAAATTCACAAGCAAGGGCAGATTTTCCTACTGCGTTCGTTCCGGTTATGAACACGCAAGTTTTCATCGTGCAAGTCTGTAAATGGTCGCTTCGTATTTTGTTCCTTTGGCTTCTTTCAGCATTCGTTCCGTGTAGTAACCGTTCCACCGAGTGCCTTTGTTGAATTTCTCCACAGCGCATAGGCTTGTTTCGAGCGCAAAAACATTGTCTTCGGTGTCTTTCTTTGCGCGGACAAGGAATTTATCAAGAGCCTCCTTTTCGTTGCTCTGAACAATCGAGATTGCACCTTTCGTGTAGTTCTCGTCTGCTTCCCAATCTGGGAATAGGTCGTCCGTCCATTGTTTGGCATACGCAAACACATTCATAAACACTTCGAGGAACAGATAGGCTGCATACCTGCCGAAGAAGAACCACGAACGCACCTCTTTGTATGCCTCCGATGTTGTTCGTGCTTTCTGCAAGCGGTAGAACTTATCAGAGGTCAGTTCTGTAAGCAAGCGGTCGTAAGCACCATTGCGGCGTACATACCTGCGGTCGGTACGGAATTGCAGTTTCTTCATATCACGCTCCCCCTGCAAGAGCATATCGAGTGCGCTGGGTATGTGGTAGGTCATCGTGTAGAAATAGATGAGCCGGAAAGCGTCCCACTCCGAGAGGTGGTAGTACGAGCATAGAGAAGCAATCATTCGCTCCTCCACGCCCGCATCGCCCTGTTTGTGGTACGCTATGTAGTCTGCATAGGTCATTGCTCAACAGTGGGTATTAGTTCGTTGATGTTATACACAACCTTATCAATAGCACCCAAGCCCACCAACTGCGCAACCTCGCCCGCACGCTCTTTGGGGTACACGATGATGATACGCTCCATAGCCACCTCGTTGTCGCCCTCAATCTTCGGCAGGTTGTTCGGGTCGAGGTCTTGTCCCTGCAATTCGGGCGGCAGGTTCGAGCCATCGAACTGGGCTTCTTCATTCTCGTGTTCCGCAAGGTTGGCTGCATTACCTGCCTGCTGACCTACGCCCTGTTTCATAGGAGGGTCTGGGTTCCATACATCAACGCCCCAACTGTTCAGGTCGTTAGTGTCCCACTCGTTAGCCAGTTTGTCGTAGTCCCATTCGCCAAACGAAGCATTGTCGGCGATGATGAACTCTTTCTTCTCTGCTTCCGACAACTCCGAAGCACGCACTATCTCCGCGGTGGGCTTGTCGAGCCACGACTGCCACGAGGCAAGCAACTGCTCTCTTTCGGCTTGGGTCAGACGCTGATAGTTCTTCGTCTTGCCGATGATTTGCGCAACCTGCTCAAAAGACATCTTGGCAATCTTATTCAGCGCATTCACACGCATATTTCCACCCAAGACAATCATCTTATCGTCCACCACGATAGGACGGATAGCAATCATCTTCGGAAAAACCAACAAACGCTCGCATAACTGATTGAGTTTCTGTTCTCTAATCGTGCGAGGATTGTTCGCGTTTACTTTCACTTGGGAAAGTTTTACTTTTTCTGTTTTCATACTAAATAAATGATTTATTGTTAGTTATCACTCCCATTTCTTGTCCTGCTGATATTCTCCGAATAGTCCCCAGCGGCACATAGAAGCGTAGATAGGGGTATCTAATTTGTACGCTTTGCGCAGTTCTTGTGGGACAATCGTCCAATTCCCCTCCACGAGAATGTTGTCCGCACCGTCTTTGATAAGCACATCGACCCCCTGCTTGCCTATGCAGCACGCGAGCGAAACATAGGTATCGCATTGGTTTTGCAGTGCGTAGTTCTTTGCGAGTTTGCGTGCTGCAAGGTTGAGAGTGAGGTCGGCTTTCGAAGCGTCTTTCGTCCACGGAGAGCCGCCGCCTATTCGGCAGTTGCCGCCATAGAAGTCCACAGCGAGTTTGCGCCCTGTTGTTCCGCAGTCTGCTATCGATGAGTGCGCCACATAACTACCTGTGCCGTTCACGATGAGTTCATACTTGCCAGGGATATGCTTGCGGACAAAGTTCTTGACCACATCAGCAGATGTCATACGAAGCGGGATTGCAACTATCACTTTCTTGATTGTGCGGTCGTCCATCACAACCTGCGTCTTGATGTCAAGCCCTCCTATACCACTATCGAAAAGGACTTTGCAGAGCCGTTTGGCTATGGTGTAGTCGAGGGGCATACCTGCTGTTTCCTTGATGAAAGCGCAATGCCCAAAGAATATACCTTGGTCGCCCCACCCACGCAAGCCCTGTGCTATCTGTGGGGACTGCTGCCCGATGTACGATGTTACTTCGAGTGCGTCGCCATAGATACAGTTGCCGTGTCCCCAGCGGTCTGCATAGGCTTTGGTGTAGCCTATCTCGTTCACGGCTGCACGCACAAACGAAGCAATCTCGTCTTGAGAGAAGCAAGCCTTACTGCTTACCTCCCCTGCGAGCGTAACATTGTAGTCCTTGATTTGCACCTCTACTGCATACCGTGTGTCAGGGTCTTGCTCGATATATCGGTCGAGCAGATACTGACTGATATAGTCTGCAATTTTATCGGGGTGTCCGAGCGACACATATTCGGAGAAGTGTATCATAACTGCTGTTTTTGTAAAAGTGTTGCGCAAAGATACGCAAAAATTTCCTTATATGCAATTATTTCGCGTATTTTGTGCGCATTATGACTATTTTTGCTCAAAATTGACGACAAATGAGCCGCAAATCGTGCTTTTAGTCGCAGTTCATTGCACCACCTCCAACGCTTTTAGTATTGCGGCGTTCAGGGCTTGCTCACGAGTAAAGTAGTTGTTCGTGTAATATGCGCTCTTACGCTTATCCATTCTAATTGACCCAAACCAACAATCACCGTCATAATAACTCCAAACCTGTACACCTTTTTCCCTCCAACCAATCAACAGCCTCGTGGTAGGTCGGGGCAGGAATAAAGGTTGCAAAACCCACGCCCCAATCGTCCTCGTAATCGAGTTTATCATGAAGCGTTACTCCGTGAGGTTCTTCTTTGCCTCTTACCATCCAATAATAGTCTGTGTCTTGCGGACAGCCCTTCTCTTTCAGGGTTTTTGCCGTTTCATACGGCACTTTTTCTTGCGCCAGCGTTTCCAGCGCCTGCACCGCAAAGTCTATTGCCTCGCGCTCGTCGGCACTGGGGAACGCTGTCCGCTTCATCATTCGCAGCGTGTAGGCTGCTCGCTTGTAGTCCATCGTTTAATTCGTCTTTGCTTGTTTAACTTTCAACCACTCAAACTTAATTAAACGGGTTCTCCGCCGCAAAAATCTCCTCGTCCAGCAGGGCGTGTATTGCCTTTCGTAAGGCTTCCCTTTGGTCGTTGTCTGCATTCTTGCGATAAATTAAATCTTCGAGCCAATCGACATCGACCGAAATGGTCGGGTCGCACTCTGCATCTTCGTCGCCTACCAAGTGTGCTGTTAGGTCGAAAGAGTCGATGCTCAAAGTCTTGTGGCTTCCCCACTCGTCGGGGTATTCGTCGATATACACCGTAACATCGCCCCCCACGCAATTAACCACGCCATCGACCACCCACTCACACTCCACCGCCACGCTGCTTTCTTCGGCTGCCCAGTCTATTGCGTTGTCGGCTTCGTCAAACGCTCGCTCCGTA